AACGGCAGTACGTCCAACGTATCGTCGCCGATAGATAGGCCGACTGATCGATACAACCGGATCGTCACGTCGCTGATGCGCTTCATCTTGCCTTGCGCGGTGCCTTGCGAAGCACCGGCATCAACGCGGAGCGTCTTCAGCGTACTCGTGTACGGAAGGCCGACGTGAGCTTTGACAACGTAGCGGTCAAGACTGACCGCACCGCTGGAAACAGTCGCACTAGGGTGAACGGCACCATCAGCCAGTATGTCAACCGTCTGACCCTCAAGATGAGATAAGCCTGACAGCGAGATAGCAGCCTGAGTAATCGTAACTCCAGAAGCATACGCAGCGGCCACGCTATTGACGCCGCGAACACAGCCAGTGAGAACGTGAGTGCTTTTGCCAGTGTATGTAATAATTTCATTCGCGATCCTTATTGCTCCTGATGATGAGAACGACCCGCCATCCGCAAGCGTGATGCTGGTCGCATCTACCGCGATCGTGCCGTTGGCCGTGCTTGTCACGCCGGTATAGGTAAGAGAACTGTCGACGAAGATGGCGTCGTTGACGTCTGTGCCGAAGTCCCAGTCTCTGATGTATTCGATGTAGCGCTTGGTCGCGCCGTTGATGGTTCGCTTGACGACGATGTACAGCTCGTCTTCATCGAGGTCGCCCGGCAAAGCCGTGACCCGCTCAACGATCGCATCGCCGGTGCCGAATACGCCGCCGATTTTCTGGCGGGTCCAGCCGACGATCTTCTCTTCCGGCTTGTAGGTCATACAAGCGAGTTGCCCGTCAGCGCGGACACCCCAGACGATGCCGTCCGGCTCCTGCTGGTAGGCTAGCTCGACTAAGCCGCCCTCAGTGACGTGCTCGCTGATGAGCGTCAAATCCGGGGCGACGTAGCCATCGACGTCGAAATTGAATTGCAGCTCGCGGAGCTTTCTCTTGGCCCGCTGTAGGAACAGAACAGTGTTGCCGACTTGCGCCGGTGTGTGGTCGGCGCTGCCGTAGTTCGTCTGCTTTTTTATCTGAATGCTTGTGGGCGTGACTGGGCTATCTGCCCCACCGGATCTCACGATGAACTCACCACCGGATGTGCCCGCAATTAAGCTGCGCGTCGACGACAGGTAGCGGATGACGTTCACCTGATTCGAGCCGATCGTATAGACCATGCCGTCGTCGTCTTGGACGCCGCTCTCGAAGTTCTCGAAGTCGCCGGACTGGCTGAAGAACAGCGTCTGCGGCTGATTGCTTGTGCCGCCAAAAACTAAGCGTTGCTCGTAAAACGCGACCGATCGAGGAAAGCCGGTCGTCGTGCTGAATGCACCGAGCTGCCAGTTGAGGTCAGCAGCCAACTTGCCTTGAACCACGTTGTTGGAACTTGCGGCTTCAGTGACTAAGTCGGCACCGGGCGCCAGCGTAAGCACGGTCGCCGTGACATCGACCAGCAACTTGCCGCCAGTATCGTTGTTGTTGCTAGTCCCACTAACGATGACGGTCTGCCCGGCCCTAAAGCCTTGCGTAATGAAGCCGCCAGCACTGTCTTCAATTCTGTCGTTGTGCTCTAGGCCAGTACTGTCTGGATCACCCTCGTGAAAACTGATTGTCGCAGCGGTGTAGTCCGGCTGTATTTCTGCGCGACCATCTTCCAATGTCTGCGCTGTGGCTGTCACCGTTGTCGCGTTGGTGTAGCCAGTGATCTTCATAAACCCATCTTGGATTTTGATCAGCCGGCCAACGTCGGTGCTGGCGAAGAGGTCCGCGCTGGCCGTGATCGTAGCACCGCTGCCCGAACGCTGGTCGCTCGTCAGCGTCGTAGTCGTTGTGTTGACATCGAGCATCGGCCCGCGTGTCAGGTCAACTTCTGTAATCGTCCAAGCCGTATGGCTTGTGCGCGTGACCTTACGAACCGTGTAGCTTGGACTGACGATGTACATGACGTCAGCGCTCTGAGCGAACTTGAGGCCGTCGAGGTCCGCCGTGCCGTATGGCGTCGCTACCTCTACCGCACTGCCGCCGTCTGTCACCTGGCCGCCGTCTTTAAGAACGCGCAGATACTCGTCGCCAAACTCCAAGACGTAGGTCTGCGTGACGTTGAACTCGAACGGTATCAGCCGCACGGCGGCGGCGCTGCTCTTGACCTCGGCTACGAAGCGCGTACCGGGTCGGCGCGTCAAACCGCCATGCGGCTGAACTATATAGTTCTCGACCGTTTCGGCGCCGCTGTCGTATTTAGCGATGTCGGTTCTCGCGAAGAGACGCGGCGACACCTCACCAGTGGTGAAACTGGTGAATGCTTTGGTGGCCTTTGGCACGCTAGAACCGCGAGCTTATGAGCATGTCGCTCTCGATGTATGTAGCTCGATCGACGTTGATGACGTTGTCTGGTGTGCCTTCAGTCGCGTCTACGAAACGCGCTTCGGACAGCTTCTGCTCGTAGAGCTGGTACATCGTCTGCGTGAGCACGTTGCTGTTCACGAGTGCGTATGAAATGTCAGCCGCTAAGCGTGCTGCAATCGTCTCAATGAGAAGCTGGTCGTACTCCATTGGATCGGTAATGCGCGCAACATAGATGAACGCGAATGGCGTTGTTTCGCTCAGTATCTTGCGACCTTCGATCTTGAATACTGTGTCGGTGTCTTGCGGCCTCAGAACACGCAAGCAGTATGGATCGATCGGCAAGGTGTGGGCGTAGGTGAACTCAAAAGCTGGCGCCGTTGCGTCGGCTGCCACGCTGGCCCGTGTGATGAGGCAATTCCAGGGGTGTGCTCGCATGACGGCATCACGCACAAACTCGTAGCGCTGGTTGCAGACACGACCGGCACGGCTGTCTTCTGTGAGCGAGACAATGTTGCTCGCGCCCAGCATGTTCAACGCTGAGTTACAAATGTCGACGTCGGATGCCATTGCTAATCCTTAAAGAAAAAGGGGGAGCCGAAGCTCCCCCTGATCGTCTTAGTTGACGACGTAAGTAATGAGCCAGGATAAGTCCCCGGCTGCATCGCCCGCGGCGTCGAACTTCAGACCGACGAGGTAGTACCCGCCTGGATCGCTGCTGTCGCCAGCATCAGCCCAAACTTGCTGCCCCATCAGATTGACGTTGCGTGCTTCAAAAGCGACTTCTGTGCCAACCACAACCGCGCCACGGAGGTCCGTGATCGCAGAGGCGTAGCAGTCGTCGTCTTTTGCAGTGACATCGCCGTCAGCCGTATAGAGGCCGACGTCGCAGGTGTTGGTCGTACCCGAGTCCAAGTCATCATTGTAAATCTTGATGCTTACAATGGCGGCGTTGGTCGGGATTTGAGCCAACATGACGGTGTCGGTGGCCGATAGGTCACCAGCGGCGAGAGCAATCGTGCCCGCAGCCACACGCATTGAACCGTGCAGTTGATGTGCAGGGTTCATGGTTGGAGGAGTTGCAAGGAAATTGGTGACGAGATCAGAATTTACGTTAGCCATGATTTCCCTCCTCTACTCGTTGCAAGCGATTTCTACGACTTTGACTTCTTCCATGCGCGTAGCGCCAAAAGTCGAGCAGTAGAAAACTTGGGTTGAGTAAGATTTGTCGGCGCGTTCATCAATTTTCGCCATCACATCCTTGCCGATGGCAAGTTTCAGACCGTCTTGCGCGAACGCATAAGTCAGGCGCGAAGTGCCATCGTCAGTGAGACGGTTAGAGGTAATGAACTTAAATCCGACAAACGTGTCGACGTCACCTTGAACGAGAGCCTTCACAGTATTGAAGTCGCTCGAAGTAACGCTCGTCGTGTTGAGCAGATCTTCGATCTGTTCCGGTGACACAACGATGTACCGTGGGATAGAAGGATCGACATTGCCTTCGTCCAGCTTCTTCTTTGCTGTGACGAGTTTGGCAACAGTCAGTCCGGCAGAGCCATGTGCGATTTTACTCGCGGCTGGCAATGCAGTGCTGGTTGCACCTTCTTTCCCAGTTTTAGAAGTTCCACCAAGGGCGGCGATGACTACGTCATCCATGCTGCGGCCAATCGCGGCTGCGGCTGCTCTTGCATAGGAACTCGTCGGGTCGCTCAACATTCTGACCTTGTCGGCATCGTCGATGAGGTCAGCCCACTCATAAGTTGTCAGGCTTACTTGGCGCCTGGAGTGGGGTGTGTCGAGGATCGGGGTGTCGGCGTGACGACTTGCTTTCGCAACAGCCGCAACCGAACCAACCTGATCGAAGAATGCCTTCTCGCCGGTGACGCTTTCAACGTCTACCGCCGGTCGCAACAGTGAACCCATTTGCTGCGACAGCATTTGTACGTTCGCCGAAAACTGATTGACGAACGCAGTAGTGACCTGAGTTGACATACTCAGTACTCCTGCTTGCTGTTTTCAATGAGATCGCTGACTTGCCTCTCGCGAGGGTCTGCTAGTCGTTAGAGCCGACTACGCTGCCTTGCTCACAGGCTTGCGCCGGGGGGCGGTTTGCTTATCCCCGGATTTTTTCGTAACCCAACCTAAGTAAGTATCGGCTAGGCCAATGGGGTCTTTGATGTTGTTCACGCTGCCAAATTCAACGGCCAAGCGCAGACATTCCAGTTTCGTTTCTTCACTAGCCATTGAGCTGCTCGCGAAGTCTTAGCGCTTCCGCAACCACACGGTCGTGGTCGGGGTGCATCTTTGTCCAATATGGCGAGTCCGCTTGCGTCAGTTCGCTGATGCGGTTGTGCAAGTCTTCATCGCTTACGTCGGGTCGGCTTTCACGACCGGCAAGTGCGTCTTCGCCTACCTGTTCTTTGACGTACTCGTTGACGCGCACCATGAGCTTGATGAGATCAGGGTTGTCGCCGAGTAGGCTGCCGTCGGCTAGCGCGATCTCTGCAAGGTCTGGCGCTTCTAGCTCTTGCAGCATTGCGTTGGCGCTTTGCAGCTTGTCGTCGTAGTTGTTGCCCAGCTCCTTGCGTAGTTCTGTCTCGACTTCGGCGCGGCGGCTTTCGATCTGCTCGTCGGTCGCCTGTTGCGCGTTGCCGGTGTATTCGCCGTAGGCAGCCGCTAGCTTTTGCGCTTGCTGCGTCGATAGGCCGACGCCATGCGCGGTGTTCTTGAACCAGTCGGAGAAGTCCGCGTCTGCGTTCTCACCTAATTCAAGCTCGTACTTGTCCGGCGCTTCCGGGCGTCCGAGCTTGTTGTAGATGCCGTTCCAGTCTTCATCAGTGGCCCAGGAGCCGGGAATGGCGACCTTCTCGGCACCGACCATTTTTTGAGCGTTGATGTAGGATTTCGCCATCGCATCGATCGAGCCTATGTGTTGAAGGCTCGCGTCACTCGCGATCGTGGGGTCCAGGCTTGATTTCCAGTCGTCAGACGGGGTTGTCGCCTCTTCGGCGGCCTCCGCTACCTGCTCTTCAGCCAATTTAACTCTCCTTCTGTTCTTTCAGTGTGGACTTGATGAACAGCACAACATCGCGCTGCCCTTCGCGGAACGCCGTCTCGTACGGGTCTTTGGAAAAACTCGTAGCGTTGACGTTGAACCTTTTCTCTAGGTCGTCGATGACAAAGGCACCGTCCTCGCTCTTTAGAACTTGGCGGTAGCTGGCCTTCATTTCTTTTGGTGTCATTGGCCGAGCAGACCTTGCAGCGTTTCGCTGTCTTCAACGGCGCGCAGTGCCGGTGCGGCTTCGCCGGCGCTCGTTGCCATTTGCTGCATTGTCTCCATCTCTGCTTGCTGCTGTGCCTGGGCGGCGCGCTGCTCTCGTAGTTGCGCCACTTCGCCTTCGCCGCGCACCGTGGTTGCCGGTGTGCCGGTGACCTTGATGATGTGCTTGGCGAGGCCGTCGAGATCGAGGTAGTCGATTACGCTTTGATCGATCTGCGTCAGCGGCATGAGGAACTCGATCATTTGCAAGATACTTTGTACGTCTCCCGAGCGCTGCGCCTTTGCCAGCGGGCTTACATACTCGATATCAATCTGGCCGTTGCGGAGGCTCTCGGGAGCTGGTTCAAATTTCTTTTGCCGCGCCAGGATGTTGAAGGTGCGGTTGATTAGGGGCTGTAGTAGCTCGGCTTGTAGGCGTCCTAGTACGGGGCCAAGCAAGCGCATCTTTTCTTCGGTGCGCTGGATGACCTCGGTTGCCGTCATTGTTGGGCCGGTGCCTAAAATCAACTGGTCAACGTAAAACGCGCTGCGTATAGCTTGGCGTCGGGATTCGAGCTGTTGCTCACCGAGCGGGTTGTTGGCGCCGATGTTAAGCGGCTCGATGCGGTCTCTGGTTCCCGATCGGTAAAAGTTCAGCCCACCTGGCGTTGTGCGTACCGGCAGCATGAAGCCATCGTCGGGAACCATGAGCGGTGGGTGAATTTGTAGCTGGCTCGCACGGATGACGATCTCGCTCATCTTGTTGAGCATTTTCGTATCAGGCAGTGCCGTCATGCTAGGCGATCGGCCATAGCCCAGCTCGAATGATGCTTTGAGAAACCGTGGGACTTGGTAGGGTAGCTCGTCGTAGCCGCCTTCGCCCAGCACTTGTTTCTCGTCGGGGTCGATGAAGATGCTGGCGAACGGCTTGTTCATCTTGGACTTGAGCTTCGGGTTGCGGTCGTCCCTCGGCATGACGACGTGCAGCAGCTCGATCTCTTTGTATGGGTCTTCGTTCGCAATCTTCTCTATGCGGCGCGTTAGGTTCTCGAACTGGTTTTGTGCGGCGCGTGCAGTGGTTGTGTATTTTCTGAAGACAGTGTCGACGCGGCCTTGCTCGTCTTCGCTGACGTAGCACTCGGCAATGTGTCTAGTGCTAAACCGCACGCCGTTGTCGCGGTCGCTTTCGGTGAAGATGACAGCGGTGCCGAAGGTGACGAGGTCGGAGTACAGCTCATGGATCTGTTCTTGAAAATTGCTGCGCGCTAGATGCGCAGACATGACGTCCGTGGCGCCTTCGAGCCACTCTTTGGCTT